TCGTCAAGGATCTAGCGCTGAACGCCTTCGAGTACAATGCCCAGATGGAGACCTACGAGGTCAACTTCAAGACCATGCTGGGCAGCGCAGAGGCGGCGCAGGTCAAGATGGCGGAGCTGAAGCAGTACGCCGCGAAGACGCCCTTCGCCTTTGGTGATCTGGCGGACGCAACGCAGACCATGCTCGCCTTCGGCATGACCAGCGAGGAGACCTCCCTGGCACTGCGCCACATCGGCGACATCTCCCTGGGCGACGCGAATAAGCTGAAGTCTTTGACGCTGGCCTTCTCCCAGGTGTCCTCTGCCGGGAAGCTGGCCGGTCAGGACCTCCTGCAGATGATCAACGCAGGCTTCAATCCACTGAAGGTCATCGCTGAAGAGACCGGCGTCGCCTACGCCGACCTGAAGGCCGTCATGTCCGGCGAGAAGACCTCCGAGGACTTCCAGCTGCGCATGGAGGCCGCCCGCCGGGAAGTCGAGGAGCTGGGCACGAGCGCCTCTGAAGGCGCCATCATGCTGGCCAAGATCGGCAAGGACGGCATGATCAGCGCGGACATGGTGGCCGCCGCCATGCGCATTGCCACCAGTGAGGGCGGCGCTTTCTACAAGGCCCTGGAAAACGCATCTACCACCGCACAGGGCCAGATCAGCACCATTAAGGACAGCTGGGATATGCTGGCCGGCAAGATCACCGGCGGCGCCTTTGACAAGCTGAGCCAGGAGTTCTTCCCCAAGGTCATCCAGTGGCTGGATGATCTCAACGCCGCCTATGACGAGAACGGCTTCACGGGGCTGAAGACCGCCGCTAACCGCATCTTCGGCGAGATCGGCGGCATGGCGCTGGACATGGGCGCTGACTTACTCGCGAAGATCTACAACGGCATCACCGGCGACACCAAAACACCCGAGGACATCAAGGGCTACCTGTCCGAGATCTTCGGCGCTGCCGGCGATGCGGTGGACAACATCAAGGGCGCGGGAACCGGATTCCTGCAATGGGTGAAGGACAACGGCGAGCTGGTCGGCACGTCGGCAAAGGCCATCGGCATCGGTTTTGGCGTGTTCGCGATCATGACGAATCCGCTGTCGGCCATCCTGACGGCGCTGGCGGCGGCGCTTGTGCTGTTCACCACCGACTGGGAGACCTTCGAGGCGAAGTATCCCAACATCGTCGCCGCCTTCGAGAGCCTGACCGGTATTGAATTCTCCACCTTCGTAGCCGGTGTGCAGTCCGCGAAGGATAACCTGTCCACCTTCTGGAACGATGTGCTGGCGCCGCTGTTCGCCTGGCTGAACGAGAACGGCGCCGCAGCCCAGGGCATCCTCTTCGGCATCGGCGCGGCGATGGCTGTCATGGGCGCGCCGGTCGCTGGCATCGCGCTCATGGCTGGCGTAATCATCGCCAACTGGGGCGACATCCAAGCCGCTGTGGAGACTGCCGTGACAGCCGTGGACACCTTCTTCACGCAGACGATCCCGGAAGCCTGGACAAAGATGGTCGCCGACGTCAAGCAGAAGTGGCAGGACAATGTCATCACGCCCGTGGACAACGCACTGACCGCCGTCGGGAACTTCTTCACCCAGACCGTACCCGACAGCTGGAACCAGTTCACGGATGCAGTCGGAAAGGCCTGGACGGACAAGGTCTGCCCGGGCATCGACAATGCCGCACTGGCCGTGGCGGACTTTCTCGGCATTACCCTGCCGGAGGATTTTTCCCTGTGCAGCGCGATCGGCAGCGCCTGGGATACCTATGTTGCCACGCCGGTTAGCAATGCCAGAAGCGCCGTTTCCGCCTTCCTGACCCAGACCGTTCCCGAGGGGTGGAATCAGTTCACGGCCGCGATCGGCAAAGCCTGGACGGAGAAGGTTAGTCCGGAGATCGACAGCGCTGCGCTGAAGGTTGCCGACTTCTTTGGCATCAATGTGCCGGAGGACTGGTCGCTGACGGACGCGATCGGCGAGCAATGGACTGCGCTGGGCAAGAAGATCGACGACGTTATCGCCAAGATCCGTACGTTCCTGGGCCTGGATGCCGAAGCGAAAAGCGGTGCAGGTGAGCCGAAAGGCTTCTCTACCACGACAGAACTGCTCAACAGGGCCCAGACCATGTATGCCTCGCCGTCGGAATACGGCATCACCGAAGCTCAGGCGGATGAGTGGATCTCCGTTCTGGCGCAGGGCATGCAGCATGAGAACTACAAGGCTACTGCACAGGCTGTCATGGCTGCCTATTCGCGGAAGCTCGCAAAGGACCAGGAAAAGCTGACAGAGGACCTTCAGGAAGCCATGGAGCAGCTGGACGCTCATTTCGAAGAGGAGCCGGTCGACCTTCCCGTTGGCTGGGAGGAAGGCGCGGAAGCGTCCCTGCAGGGTGAGCTGGACGGCATGCACTTCTCCACCACGGTGAACGCGACGATCGTCCCCCGCATCAGTCCTCTGAATCTGCTGAAGTTCAACATGCCCACCGGCTGGACGGGCACAGACCACGCCTCTGGCGGCCTGTTCAGCGCTGCCCGGCGCTTCCTTGCTGCGGACGGCATGCACACATTCGGCGAGTCCGGCACGGAGGCGCTGCTGCCTCTGGATACCCTCTGGCGCAAGATGGGCCTGACCTTCGATCAGGCCTTCCAGCACAACCTGGGCGCGCTGCAGTACAGCGTCATGCCGACCATTCCGGCAGCTGCACCCTCCGCCGGCATCGACGAGGACAAGCTGGCCGAGACCATCGCCGCTGCTGTCCGGGAAGCCGTCTCAGGATTGACGGTCGAGATGGACAAAAGGACGGTCGGCAAGATCCTCAAACCCGTGATCTCCCGGGAGATCGCAGACGACGTGAACAACAGGAGGTGGACGTCTTGAGCTACCTGGTGACCCTGGACGATTATTCGATGACGGACGTCTCGAACCTCGTCCACATCGTTGACGTGATCGAGCTACAGCCGGGCCGCACCACCAACACGAAGGAGCGGCTCGGCGCGCCGGGCAGCATTATTGTCCGCGACCACATCAACACCCGGCAGGTGCGAGTGCAGTTTGCCATTCTGACCTCCGATCCCGTGGCCCGTGCGGCCGCGCTGAGCAGCCTCTCCGCCTGGGCCATGGACGGCAAGTACCTCAAAATCGGCGACCGCCCCGGCCAGCAGCTGCGGGTCGTGTGCACCGATACGCCGCTGACCATGTCCAAACGCAAGTGGACGGAGCTGTGCGAGATGACCTTCACGGCCTTTTCGACGCCCTTCTGGGAGGACGTGACGCCGATCGAGGTGACAAAGAAGGGCCTCACAGCGGAGACGCTGACCATCTTCCCGCCGGGCAATGTCTGGCAGGTGCCGCTGCGCTGCCGGGTCACGCCGGTCGAGGAGACGTTGACCCAGTTCGGCATCAACGCCTACGGGGCTACAATGGTCTTCTCAGGGCTTGCGGTACCCGCCGGGAAAACCCTCGTCATCGACTACGAGGACGGCCTGCTGAGCGCAAAATGGACGGCGGACGACGGCACGGTCGTGCCTTGTCTCCGTTATCGTGCCGGCGCGGAGTACATCCCGCTGACCACCCGCAAGACCAACGAGGTCATCGTCATGGCTGACGCTGTGTCCGATGTGACCTTGTCTGTAAAGGGGTGGTACTGGTGATGCAGATGCCCCGCTTGCTGGACAGGCAGCTCCATGAACTGCGCCCACTCGCTCCCCTTGCGTTGAGCCTCATCGACCGCCTGACGCCGCTGTCAACCGCTTCCATGGCCCTGGAGGACGCGGACGATATTCATCTGCGCGCTTTCGTTGAAATCTTCACAGCGGACGGCAGCGCAGGAATCTTCCGCATCTCCAACCGTCGCCGCGACGGCAGCCAGGTGGTCGAGCTGACGTTGCAGCACGGCCTCTGCACGTTGAGCGACCACATGCACCCCGGTGAAAGCACCGATACCGGCTCCTGCCGTGCGCTGCTGACGAAGATCCTCTCCAACCAGACCCGCTGGGCTCTGGGCGACGTGGACGTTCCCGACGACGAAGAGCTGACCTGGGAATGCAGCAACACCAACGATCTGCAAGGGCTGCTGGCCGTCATGAAGGAGCTGCCCGGCTATTGCCTGGACTTCGACCAGTCCGTCGATCCCTGGGTGCTGCACGTCCGGGCCAAGTCCACGGAGGTTGAATGCGAGGGCCGCTTCGACCGGAACCTGGTGGACGTGCAGGTCGAATACGACGACACAGACATGTGCACCCTCGCCTACGCCGACGGCCTGAACGCACCCATCAAGGCGGACACCTTCGACGAATGGGGTGCAATCACCCGCCACGTCAGCGTGGATGAAAACCTGGGCGCGGACATGATCACCCAGACCGTCGAGCGTTACCTGGAGCAGGTCAAGAATCCCCGCGTCACCATCACGCTGACGGCGATCGAGCTGGCCAAAATCACCGGCGAGCCCTTTGACCATTTCCGCAAGGGCATGCTGTGCCGGTGCATCCTGCCGGACATGACAGCAGTGCAGCGGATCGAATCCATCGAGCGCCCTGACCCCATCGGCGAGCCGGAGAACGTCATCCTCACCCTGGCCTCCACACAGAACGACCTGAGCGTCACCGTGGCAGGGCTGGTGGTGGATACCCGGCACGTCAATCAGCTGTATCAGCATTTGGAGAAGGAGCTGCGCATCGAGGCAGACACAATCGACATGCTGGCGGCGGAGATCTCCCTTCTGGCTACCAAAACGGAGGTCGACGGCCTGTCCACCCGCATTTCCCAGGCGGAAATCAGTCTGAACGACGTCCTCGGCGAGCTGGCCCTGCGGGTCACCTACACCGACTTCGAAAGCGAGCTGAACGAGGTGTCCCTGACGCTGGACGCGATGAACGGCACCATCTCCGGCAAGGCTGACCTGTGGCAGCTGAACGGCTACGTCAAGATGGATGAGTTTGAATCGCTGAAGGCCTACGTCGAGGACTACATCGGCGACAGCATCAGCGTCAGCAGCGTGGTCGCAGGATATGGCGACTTCGACGCCCTTTGGTGCGGCCAGCTCAACGGCGGAACTCCTGCTACTCAGGAGTGGGTGCAGACGCAGCTTTCCGCATTGGGCGGATAAGGAGGGCACATGGAACAATTACTGGCTTCGGTCCTGAAGCTGCTCGAGCAGATCTACGTCCGCGGCGCAGACGTTGAACGCCTGGCGGCCGCCAAGCACATGCTCAGGCAGCTACAGACGGCATGCGCGAAAGCCCAGAAACCGCCTCAGTCCAATCGAAAGGATAGTGAACAGCATGGATGATATTGTCACCATTCACAGCTTCAGCTGCGATCTGAACAGCGGCCCATGCGTGGTGAACCTGCGCCAACCGCTCATGCATCAGGACGCCCTCGGGGACGTTTTCGCTGTGTCCGTTCATTGCAACGGACAACCGATTGATCTGTCCGACGTCACTGTGTCCGGCTTTCTGCTTCATATGGTCACCGGACAGACCATCCCTCTTAAAGGCACACACACCGGCAATTGTGCCTCTGTTGCGCTGACGGAACCGTGCTATGCCTTGCCTGGAGACGTCAAGCTGACGATCCAGGTGAAGCAAGGCACCGTCCGCCACACCGTTCTGCATGCCAGGTTCACCATCGTCCGCACCGGCTCTGAGCGGATCCTTGACCTGAACAGCCTGCTTCCCAGCGCGTCTGAGCTGCTCAGCATCATCGACGACCTGCGGGCCGCTCAGGATTTCGCCAACACCAAGCTGAATGCCAACCTGGGCACGTCCAACGCAGGAATGCTGCTCTATGTCAGCGCCACAGGAGCGGTGCTGCCGCTGTCGATCGGCAGCGGGTTGGAGATCCAAAACGGTGTTCTCTCCGTCACCGGTGCCGGCGGATCTGGCGGAACAGGCAGCTCGGGCGATTCCAGCGAAAGCGCTGTATTACTGACCGTCGACACAGATGGCGTCGCTCTTCTTACCGGTGCGAACCTGTCCGTGGATGCGAACGGAGCAGCTGCTCTGACAGGAGCCTCGCTCACCGTTGATGAAGCCGGCGCCGCAAGCATCGCGTAGCGCAAGCTTCCATACCTTCCCGATTTTTCATGATAAAGCAGGAATTGACATTTTACACATCGAATGAATCAAATCAATTCGGTTTTGTATATGGAGGCTTTATCATGAAAACGATATCCCGCCGCAAGTTCATCAGAGCTGCCTTTTCCGCTCTTGCTGTGCTGCCTGTAGCCAAGATTCTGCACGTTGCTCCCGCACACGCTGATGGAAAGGTGCAACTGATCGTTGATAAAGAAGGCAATGCCACATTGAAGGGCGCCACCGTTGTGGTTGACAAGGACAAAAATGCTACTGTGATGTAAGAAAGGAAAAGATATATGAGCGAAACGAATGTGACCGAAATCAAATCGTTGAACGGGTATCCCCTGGCGGATACGAAGGCACGGGAGGATATTGCTGTACTTTTTAAGAGGATGGCGAAGCTGAAAAGTCCGCTTTATGGCAAGAAAATCGCCTTCCTTGGTGACAGTATCGCATCCACGTCCTACGGCAGTCCGAACTACTGGCAGCTAATTGCCGAAAAAACAGGCATGATTCCGTTGAATTATAGTCTTGGGCAGTCCAGAATTGCCACTGTGGAGGGCGATGATCGAGAAAGTTTTGTCACCCGTGCGGCAAGTATGGACAAATCCGCTGATGCTGTGCTGGTCATGGGCGGCACGAATGACTGTGGAAAAGACACGTTGCTTGGTGAGTGGGCTTCGGCAGATGTGTCCACGTTCTACGGTGCGTTGAATGCGCTTATCACGCTCCTGCGCACGAACTACCCCGGCAAGCCCATCGTTTTCGCAACCCCTATCAAGCGTAAATATGACACCGACAACGGCTTCCCGGACACGATGGCCGACCTCAAGGCGGCATCTGCAACTGAGGAAATCACCATGCAGCATTGTGTGCTTGCAATCAAGGCAAAGTGCGCACGGCATGGCATTCCGGTAATTGACCTTGCGGAGCATTCGGGCATTTCTCCCGAAACCCCGGAATACTACTATTCCGATAGCGACAACCTGCATCCGTCTGCGCTTGGTCATGTACGCATTGCCAATATGGTACAGGCAGAACTTGAAAAACAATTCCTTGATGCGGCTGTTGAAATCGAAGTGCCTGATGTACCAGATGTACCTGATGACGGTGGCGGCAGCACAACGAATCAGGTGAAATACACGCCTGATATTCAGGGCTATGTCAATTCAGACGGAACTATTCGCACTACTGGCAACTCACGCAGGACGGATTATCTTGCGATGGATGGCGTTACTCGCATTACGGCGCAGTATAGACTCACAAATGTTGCATATGCGCTTGCGTTCTATGATTCCAACAAGACAATAATGCAGGACGTGTCGATTGTCGGCGAAGGGACGGACAAGGATTATACGGTTGATGTCGCTCCTCCTGCTGATGCGGCGTACTGTATCTTCTCACACTATCCGGGATCTGACGGTAACTATGTTGGCTGGGTTACTTTGTACAGCTAAAAATCCGAAAAGATAGTTCAATAACGCAAGGGAACGGCCCTTCCGCCGTTCCCTTTTCCTATGCCATCATATCCATCGGTAAGGAGTGAACACCATGGCCAAAATCATAGCCGCCGACCTGGTCGCCCAGTTTCGCCAGGCCTATGCGGAGCGCTGGGGGTATATCTACGGCACGCGCGGCCAGACCTGGACGCAGGCTCAGCAGGACAAGGCCACCCGCGACATGACAGTCCGCTATGGTCAGCAGTGGGTCGGACGGCGCGTCGCGGACTGTTCAGGCCTCGCGGTGTGGGCCTTCCGCGAGCTGGGCGGCAGCATCTTCCACGGCAGCAATACCATCTTCAACAAGCATTGCTCCCAGACCGGCCCGCTGATCGGCGAGGTGCAGATCAAGCCCGGTATGGCGGTGTTCCAGAACAAGGACGGCCGCCGGCCGCACATCGGCTACTACGACGGGGACGGCATGTGCATCGAGGAGCAGGGCACGCGCACCGGCATCGTCCGCTCGCCGCTTGCGTCCTGGGATGAATGGGGCGCGTTGTCGGACGTGGACTACGACGCGCTGCCCTGGGAGCTCCACGAGGTCACCACGCCGCAGACCACCCGCGAGGGCGACGCCGGCGAGCTGGTGGAGTACATCCAGCTGGCGCTGATCGAGGCGGGCTTCGACGAGCTGACCCCGGACGGCCACTTCGGCGCACGGACGAAGGCAGCTGTCATTGCCTTCCAGGAAAGCCACGGACTTGAGGCAGACGGCGTGGTCGGCCCGGCCACCTGGGCGGCCCTGCGTGGCATTTTCGAGGACGACGAGCCTGACGACGATATTTCTGATAATGCACCAGAAGTGCCGATCCTCCCGCTGGATCCTCCGCCCGCCGAAACCCGCCGGACGATGCGATCCGGCAGCAAGGGCGACGACGTGCGCACTCTGCAGCGGACGCTCCGCTCCCTGGGCTACACGCTGGAGATCGACGGGAAGTTCGGCCCGCTGACCGCCCAGTGCGTGAAGTCCTTCCAGGGCACGGCTGGGCTCTCCCGGGACGGCGTCGTCGGCCCGATGACCTGGGCCGCCCTGGACGCTGCCGTCAACGGCGGGCGCTACACCGTCATCATCCACGATCTGCTGGAATCCGTCGCGACTGACCTCACCAACCAGTACGGCGGCGAGATGGTGCCGGAGGGAGGTGAAGACAATGTCTGAAGCCGTCCTTGTTGCAGTTATTTCCGGCGCATGCACGCTGATCGGCAGTTGCGCCGGCGTGCTCGCCTCCCAGAGCCTGACCCAGTACCGGCTGAAGAAGCTGGAGGAGAAGGTCGAGAAGCACAACAGCGTCATCGAGCGCACCTTCAAGCTGGAGGGGCGCATGGACGAAGCCGAGCACGAGCTCCGCGACCTGAAGAAGTTCCACCAGCCTCATTGAGGAAAGGAGAAGCGTTCCCATGGATAGCCAGAAGTTCATCAGCCTGTGCAAGCAGCTGATCGTCGATTACTTCAACAGCCGCGCAGAAAAGACTGACGGCATGTGCATCGGGGTGGATGACGTGTTCGTTGTCTGGAGCTGCAAAACGCTGCAGAACAACAAAGCGCTGCTGTCCACCACCGTAAGCGACGGCATGTACTACGAGATCACCTACAACGGCAACAAGAAGCAGGTCTACCTTGACGCCTACAAGAAGTGGGAAAACATCTGCATCGACCTGTAAGAAAGGAGAATCCTTATGTCTCAGATTCAGAACACCACCCAGAACCGCTGGCGCTCTGCGCCCCTTTGGATCGCCCTGGCAGCGCAGCTGATCGGCCTGCTGGTCGTCGTCGGCGTGCTTGACGCCGGCCAGAGCGATGTGCTGAACGGCCTGATCATCGCCATCTGCGAGGCGCTGACGGCCTTCGGCGTCCTTAACAATCCCACGAGCAAGACTTCCTTCTGATCGCGGGATAACCAAAAGGGGTGCGGATCCGTGCAGTCCGCGCCCCTCTTATTTTATTGCACACAAAGGAGATTATTTATGATTCAGCTTTACCACGGCAACGCGCTGGACGTAATGCAGCGCGACCTGGGCTTATTCGACGCCATCATCACGGATCCGCCTTATGCCTCCGGCGCCACCCTGAGCAGCAAGCAGAGCTCGACGTCCACCAAGTACACCGCTACGAAGGGCAGCTGCCCCTTCCCTGACTTCTGCGGCGACGCATTGGATCAGCGCTCCTGGACGAACCTGATGCGCATGATCCTGGAGCAGGCGCGCGCCATCTGCAATCCCTCCGCTGTGCTGGTCATGTTCATCGACTGGCGAAACCTTTCCGCGCTGACGGACGCCATCCAATGGGCAGGATGGAGTCTGCGCGGCATCGCCGTCTGGGACAAGATCACAAGCCGACCTCAGCGAGGCCGGTTCCGTCAGCAGGCGGAGTTCATCGTCTGGGCCAGCAACGGGGAGCTGCCCGTCGATCGCGGCGTACCCTGCCTGCCAGGTGTGTTCCGTGCCGGCAACGTACAGGGCGCCGACCGCATCCATCAGACACAGAAGCCGCTGGACGTCATGCGCCAGCTCGTGCGGATCACCAAGCCCGGCGGCCGCATCCTTGACCCCTTCGCCGGCGGCGGCAGCACCCTGGCCGCTGCGCAGCTGGAGGGCTACGACGCGGTCGGCATCGAGGTGCACGAAGGGATCTGCAAGGCTGCAGCGGAGAGGCTGGGGATTTCCATAGCAAGCTCTGAAACAGCATAATGATTGGCACACAAAAAGGCACCGGGTCATTCCGGTGCCTTGATGGTCACGTCCAGAACAAACACCCCCGCTGCAAGATACAGCTTTAAAGTGTTCGCCTGAGTGCCGTGTGGTGGAGATGAGGGGAGTCGAACCCCTGTCCGAAGGCTCGCAAACAGGACCTTCTCCGAGCGCAGTTTGTGGTTCAGATTTTCCCCGCGCCTACGCCCACAGACAAGAGTAGGCGCGGAGTAGCTTCATGTTACGGACGCATGGCAAAGCTTAGATGCGCTCGTTCCCCGCGTAAATGACGCTGGTGACCGGCCACGCGGGCAGACCGGGCCAACGTCACGGCCTAATTAGGCCGCGAAAGCAAAATTGCTATTGTCAGTTACTTTTTTTGCCCGTTTTATCGTGGTTCAGGCCCCACGGCTCGCTAATCCTGCCCTCGACAACCCCCGTCGAAACCGGATCATCCCCATGTTTTCTGACAATGCTTTGCATTCATGGTGTTTACTTGTTGTTTTCCCGGATAGCACGGCGGATGTCGCGGTCCGCATCGCGCTTGGCGATGGAATCGCGCTTGTCGTGCTCCGCCTTGCCTTTGCACAGGCCCAATTGCAGTTTCATCCGACCGTCCTTGAGGTATACCTCCAGGGGAATCAGTGTATATCCCTGCCGGGCAACCAGACCATCCAGCTTGCGGATCTCCTGCTTATGCATCAGCAGCTTTTTGGGACGCATGGGATCGCGGTTAAAGATATTGCCCTGCTCGTAGGGGCTGATGTGCATCCCCTCCACCCAGATCTCCCCATCCTTGATGCGGGCCCAGGATTCCTTGAGATTCACGCGCCCCTGCCGCATGGACTTGACCTCCGTGCCGAAAAGCGCCAGGCCGCATTCGTAGCGATCCTCCACGAAGTAATCATGGAAGGCCTTGCGATTCTGCGCCACGGATTTGGTTCCCTTCTGATGCGGCATCAAAATCACTCCTTCCTGCCTGCACTTTTTCAGGATTTGATTATAGCACAATTGTTTTCCGATTGCAAGCGGTAGCTTTTCATGGTATAATGTATATTGAGATATTATGCATGAGAGGCAGTGATGCGCATGAAGGATCTGCACCAGATGGCAACGCTCAGCCGCCAGGCAGCATGGACGCTGGCCGCGGCGGATCTTTGCCGCCGGAACGCTGCGCTTCTGGCAATGGCCAAGCAGCTTCGCAACCATCAGGATGATATATTCGCCGCCAATGAGGCTGACCTGGCTCAGGCCGGAATGGACAGCCTTGCCGCCCCGCTGCTGAAACGGCTGACCTTCCAGGAGGAAAAGCTGGCATCAGTCATCGCCGGGCTGGAGGCGCTGGCGGCTCTGCCCGACCCCATCGGACAGACCACCTACGCCCGGGAGCTTACCGAAGGGCTGAAGCTCTACCGGGTGGCATGCCCAATCGGCGTCATCGGGGTGATCTTCGAAAGCCGGCCTGATGCGCTGGTGCAGATCGCGTCCCTGGCGCTCAAGAGCGGCAATGCCGTGCTGCTCAAGGGCGGACGCGAGGCGCTGCGCACCAATCAGGCGCTGTGCAATTGCCTGCGCCAAGCGGCGGAGGAAGCCGGTCTCCCAGCCGACTTCGCCCAGCTGCTCACCACCCGCGACGACGTGGCTGCGATGCTCAAAGAGGATGAGCTGATCGACCTTATCATTCCCCGGGGCAGCAATGAATTTGTGCGGTACATCATGGATAACAGCCGGATTCCTGTGCTGGGCCACGCAGATGGCATCTGTCATGTGTATGTGGACGCGTCCGCCGATGTGGACATGGCAGTGAAGATTGCCGTGGACAGCAAGGCACAGAATGTGGCCGTTTGTAACGCCATGGAAACGCTGCTGGTGCACAAGGACATTGCTGCCGATTTCCTGCCAAAGCTTCTGCCTGCCATGCAGGAGAAAAACGTCCGCCTGCTGGGCGACGAAAGCGTCCGGGCAATCATCCCTGCGGAAGCTGTCACCGAGGCCGACTGGGCGACTGAATATCTGGACTACACGCTGTCCATCCGGACGGTGGACTCCCTGGACG